AAAGAAATCTCGAGTCCACAACTACTCGTTACGAGGGGAGGAAGGCGTTCCCCATGGAATCGAAGCGGGTGCAAAATTGTTTGCATATGAGGATGACTTCACCCTCACTAGTGCAGACCTGAGTGCGGCCTCAGACTACATTCCACACGATGTTGCTCTCGCAACGTGGAATGGAATCTGTGATGCACTCGGGGACAGGATTCCCCCCCTCTACCACACGGTCGGGGCCAGCTTGCTGGGACCGATGTCGTGGGATGGAGGAGGGGAGAAAGGAATGGCGTTCACAAGTGAACGCGGCATCCTAATGGGCCTACCACTTACTTGGCCCATCCTGTCAATTTTGAACCACTTCGCTGGGCACGTGGCGATGGACAGAGTCCGTCGGAGATATCCACAAATGCCCACGAGTAGAAGAGTGGAACCGTTCGTCTCATGCGGAGACGACTTCGGTGCTGCCTGGACCCGTGCTCACGAAAGTGAGTACTTCAAGGCTATAGGTAACCTAGGATTAGTTCTCAACGTTCACAAGACGTTCTCTAGTCAGCGCACTTCCAATGGAAGTGAAACTGACCAGCTAAACGGTCTTGTGTTTGTCGAGAGACTGTTCCTAGTACGGAAGACGGATGCTCCAGTAGGAGTCAACAAGTGGGTTGACCCTATCACGAACAAATTCGTCAGCCGGGGGAATGGGCTCCCTGTCACAAGTGACAATGAGCGCATCCTCCCTACCATAACCGCGGTCCAGAGGCCGACCTTGTCCGCTATAGTAGCGGCAAAGCCGACCGGTGCAACAGCAGACGAAGTGCCGATCTACTACAAGCTAGGCCCAATCCTCACCCAGGAAGCACGTAAGTGCAACCGGGTGCAGACTGAGGTCTTGTGCGACATCGCGAAGATAGCGCACGCGCAAGTAGTAAAACGCATGGTTCGAACTAATGTTCCACTCCACTGGCCAATAGATCTGGGCGGTTGGGGCTTTCCTGGCAAGCAGGAAGCGACCGCCCTTTGGAGAAAGGCTGCGGCATCGATTCTCATCGGTGCACGGAACCTTCAAAATAAGCTAAAAGCGAATTTTGCACTTTCTCAAAGCCCTGCTCACCTCCGAAAGAGGCTGGCAGCTCAACTCCGCATGGTTGAGTGCTTCAAGAAAGTCGACCTCCAAGGCAATCCCCAGTTGAGCGCTGACCAATGGCTCGACGTTCCTCTTATGGGTTCAGAGAACCCCTTCAAGAAAACGCCGGCACCAATGATCATGACGCAAACTGGGGCACAAGCCCTTGCGGTAGCAAGGACATGTGCGTTCCACTCACGAGACTTCTATCTCGATAAACGAGGGGAACGAAAATGCCGATCAGTTGACCAGGTCGCGAACACAATCAAGACAACTGTGAACTTTGCTGCCCAGCAGTGGAAATCGGCAAAACCGATGGCCACAGACAAGGCATTAAAGCTCTCAGCAGAGCACGAGGAAGTATTAGTTGACATCTCACATCTAGATGCATCTCTCCACTTCTGCGGCTGTCCTGATCGTGTTTATGATCTTTCCAAATCAAGGAAGCTCAAGTCACGCAACAGCGAGGGCCATCCCAAGGAGGATGGCTCGTCTGCTCAAATGGCCCAGGCCCTGTTGGGGTCTGGTCCAAATGAGTGGACTGCTGTGCACGACTTGAACTTCCCGGCCGTACCCTCGGTGGATACGACCGCGCCTGACGCCACGCTCCTGGTGTGCGAGCGCGTGCCAGAGTCTTGGGAGGAACTAATAGTCCCCTAACACTCTGTCACACGCTTGCCTACCAAAGCTTGACATTATGTCACACCGTCC